GTCTACAACCCGACGACCGACACATATCAGCTGCAATCGGACACGCTGACCAAGCTCAAGCAGTCCGGTCGGTATACACGGGAACAATTCGCAGAGGGTATTACTCTTCGCTACGAGACCACCGAGAACATGACGGAAGCAGAACGCACGCGCCTGCGCGCCGAGCGCGATGCGGAGCTGGCCAAGATACCGGAGGACAATAAGCCTGCACGCAAACGCGTGGAGCGTAAGTACGAAGCCCTTATAAACGACAACTCGTATACGGTTGTGCGGACGCGCAAGGTCAAGCATACGTTTACCGACAAGGAGTGGGAGGCGTTCAACCAAGAGCTGGATTCCATCGCCGCCATCACTGTCAGGTGGTTGCAGAGCCACCTGACGCGGTACAACCAAGAGACCACCAGCACGTACCGCAAGATTGCTTCGGTCATGAGCGCACCCATGACATCGGGCGACCGCAAGATGATCGACCGGTTCGTGCAGCGGTTCAATGAGATCATGGTGGAGAACGTCGAGTTTGACCAAAACGGTCAGCGCATCGCTTCGTCCATCGACGTTAGCCGCGCAGATGAGTTCGCACTGAAGATGAACGCGGCGCTGCTGGGCACGGGGACGGACCGCATCAACGCCCTGTTCACACCGGACAAGGACGGCAGGACGCTTATACCGGTGTCGGAGCGCGCCGAGATCACGGCTGCGATCAAGGATTTTAAGACGCGGTACAGCCCGCCGGAGGCTACACCCGGTCGCCCACGTGGGCCGGAGAGCTTTGTCGTGCAGGCCGAGGTGCGGTCGCTGGCAAACCAGCTGATGCTGCGCCAAGACGCAGAGACTCAGGCCGTCCAGACGCTGGAAACGGGCTACGTCCCCTTCGTCCGCAAGGGTAAGGTCCAAGTCCGAGTGGCTGCCATCGGAGCCAACGGGCGGGAGTACGCGATCTCTGACCGGTACCGTAAGACCCTGCCGTACTTCCTTGCTGAGACCAGTTCGGAGGCAAAAGGCATCGCGGACATGGTCAACGAACTGTTAAGACCGACCGCTGACGCAACGCACACACTCGAAGTATTTGACCCCGAGGCCAACAATGGCCTTGGCGGGAACGTCCTGATGAAAGTCCAGCTGGAGGCGAAGGTAGAGGCCGCGCTCACAGCACCGACAGCGGACCCTGAACTGAACCTCAATGAAAGCCTGCGCTTCATTCGCCGGTTCAATGTCAACCTCGACCCCGTCCGGTCGGAGCAGATCATCCGCGCCTTCGTTACGCAGAACGACCGTATGCTTACGCGGCAGTTCAAAGCGGAGTTCACTCCGGGTTCGGAGAACGATCTGACATCGGTGATCTCGCAGCACATCGAGTCCCGTGCCTCAACGATTGCCCGCAACGAAACTTCCGTGGAGCTGGGCAACCTGCTCGACCGCAGCCAAGAGAGTTCACGTCTCAAGTGGAGCGGGGACCCCGTAAAGTATAATCGTCTGAAGGCCGAGATGGAGCGGGTGCAGGCTGACCCAGCTGCAACCGAGGATGCGAAGGATTTGGCGCGGCGGCGGTTCGATGAATACCACAGCTGGTTCAAGACCAACGATTCGCAGGGTAATGCGAACAAGTATTACAGTGAATTCCGCCAAGCCGTGGACTTCCTCGACCAGCAGAAAGGAGTTCTGGAGACCGATCTGGCATCCAGCAAGACCGTCTCGGCCATCCAGATGTGGACATCCGTCAGCTTCCTCATGGCGTCCATCGCCAGCGGTGGCTTGAACCTCGTCGGCGTGCCGACCAACGTGCTCCCTGCGCTGGTATCCTACAACCCCAAGAACGGATTCGGCGGAGGCTTTGGCGAAAAGGGTGCCACTGAACTGTTCCGCTCCATCAAGATCGCAGGTATGGGTGGGAAGTTCGACACGTCCGAGTACTGGAGCGGACTGTCTAACGAAGAGCTTCAGCAGAAGGGGATCACCCGGGCAGCGGCGGACTTCATGGCCAAGGGCATCGACGGTGGGTTCCTCCAAGCCGCACAGACCAACGCGCTCATGGGCACGGGCCGGGGGCGGATGCGCAGTGGACTGATGAACAAGGGCATCATGACCCTCATGATCCCATTCAACTGGACGGAGCAAGCCTCGCGCCGCGCGTCTGCCTTGGCCGCGTTTAACCTTGAGTATGACAGGCAGATCGCTGCGGGAGTGGACCCCCAAGAGGCAGCCGAGACTGCTGAGCGTTTTGCCGAAAACCTCGTGGACTTCACGCTGGGGAACTACACGACGCTGGGACGCCCCACGCTGTTCCGTGGCGGGCCGCAGCAGTTCCTCTTTATGTTCAAGATGTTCGTGGTAAACAGCGCGGCGCTGCTGGGCAATTTGTCGTGGGGCGGCAAGGCCATCATGCTGGGCAGCCTGCTCCTGCTCAGTGGTCTGCGCGGTGTGCCCTTCGCGGAGGACATGGAAGACATTGTCGATACGCTGGCGCAGAAGCTGGGTATCCCGATGGGCAGTGTGCGGGCCGAGATGATTAAGCTGGGCGACCAGATATACCCCGGCTTCGGCAAGATACTGGTCTCCGGGGCGATCAGCGAGATTCTCGGCGGCACGGACTTCGGTGCGCGCACCTCGAACGGGAACATCCTCCCCGGCAGTTCCGTCTTCCTCGCCGGTAGTGATACGCTGCGCGAACTGGAAGAGATCGGTGGCCCCATGGTGTCGTTCGCCAAATACGGGGCGCTGACTATAGGGAATGCATTGGACTTCCTGCCCGGTGGTGCGCCCGGTGATGTGGAAACACTTCTTAGAGAGCAACCTATCTCGATCCTGCGAGCAATCGGTGATACAATCGCATACCAGCGCAGCGGGGCTATCGTTGACAAGCGCGGCTACGTTATCTCGGACGAGTTCGACGCAAGCACCGCACTCTGGCGTATAGCCGGGTTCTATCCGAAGGCGGCTTCGGATCGTTACTCGCTCATCCGTATGGATATACGGGCGGTCGAGTACCAGAAGGCACTCAAGCTGGCGTTCCGTGATAAGATCGTCAAGGCACAGTCGCGCGGCGACATGGAGACAGTCAGGGCGCTATACCGCGATGTTGACGACTGGAACCGGCGTGCCAGAGGCACCGGGCTAGAGATCAGGGGTATGCGTGACAGTGTGCAGCGCGCTCTGCGCAGCCAGCGTATGACTGCAACAGAGCGGTTCTCCGCTGCACAGGCCAGAGATGCCCGGAGGTTCCTGATGTCGGCGGGTCAGCCCTAAGTTTTCAGCTTGATGACATCCGCTGTTTGGCGGTTGTCTGCCTCCTGTTCGAGCCCTTCGAGGATCGACTGCAGCCGTGGGTGCTTCAAGTTAATACCAATAACATAGCACTGCGGAGGCGATAGCGGTGTGAACTTGCCCAGCGATGCCTTCTTCGTCGCCGGTGTGGCGTCGGCACCATCCATGATGATCTGGTTCATGAGGTCGCGGACATCGCCTCCCCGCTTGGCAAACCATTGCCGGAAGTGCGTGCGCTCCAGCAGTATCGTTCCTCCCGCCAGCTTGGTACTCCCACGGTTCCTGCGTCCGTCGATGCGTATGCGGATCGGGCCCTTGGGCAGCAGTTCGTAGACAGGTGCCGGGTCCTTGCCGGGGTCGTGGTGTACCAAGACGATGCTGTTCAGGTGCTCGTTCACGTACTCGCCCAGTAGGTCGAAGTTGTCGCGGAAGTTGTCCGCCACTGTCTCGCGCATGTTATCCAGCTGGCCGAGAACCCAGCGGGTCGAGTCCTCCTGCGAGAAGTCGATGATACCCCACTCATGTGCCAACCTGTTGCACATATCCACCATGACGCAGATGGTCTCCCAGTAACGCTCCACACCTTTGAAGGTCTTGCCGTAGGTCTTGGGGAACTCACCGAAGGCATGGGCCTGCATGGCCCGTATCCCTTGCTCACCTATGGTCATCGCGCGTTCGAGGAAGTCCCGGCCTGCATGACCATAGTTTTCCGTGAACAGCCGGTGGAGCTTACGGCCGGCGTCGGTGCCTTCGGCAAACAACGGCGACGGGTCCACCCGGAGCTCCAACAGGCGGGCCAGTTGGGCGTCGGTCTCATCGCCGCTGGAGATCAGCTTGCCAGAGATCGGCTTGTTAGTGGACAGGGTGGAGAATAGTGCCCACTCCTTCGGGGCTTTCTCTTCTGCGCTGCGGGTGAGGCGGGCCTTGTCGCGCCCTTGGCTGACCCAGTACAGGTAATCCCCAACGTCTTTGTCTGTCATCTGGGTGGCCTCGTCCACCGTCATGGGTAGGTTACCGTAGAGACCGAAGCGGCTGAACAGCGCGTTGGCAGTGAACTTGGACTGGAAGTGCAGCTTCTCGGGGTCGCCCCATAGGGACTGCTGCATCAGCTGGGCCAGCGACTTACCGCTCCCCGAGGGGCCGTAGAACGAAACCGTCGCGCCCTTCAGCCCGGTGAACTGCATGAGGATCGAGGCCAGCCCGATACCTATCGAGAACTGGTGTGGGTACAGCTTGGCCTTGCGCAGGATCGATGTGCCAGCCTTCCACGTAGCATAGCTGCCGTGGGACTTGTACATGTCGCTGCCCGCCCGACTCACATGAGCCGCCAGCCGGATAGTGTCTTTCTCGACAGTGCCGTCGTCCTTGCGCCGGTACAGGTCGTCCCCCAGAACAAAGAGCGTGTTGTCCTCTTTCCACCCCATGGTGGCGTAGTGGTTCGTGACGGTCCTGACCTTGCGTAACTCGTTCATGTAAGAGCGCAGCATGAGCTGGAAGTACTCCGTCTGTTTCCGCGTCTGCAGCACAATCCCTTGGTCTGCGATGACGCCCACGAACTCGCGGTAGGTACCATCGGCGAGATAGGCTTGGCGCAATGTTAGCACCTTCCACCCTACATGGGGACGATCCCACATGAATTGAGCCACTTCGTACCCGAGATGTTCGTCATACCCATAGCTGAGTGGGTAGATGTCGAACGGGGCTACCTCGATGTCGGTGTCATCGATGGTCGCCATGATACCCTTGGACGTCCGCTTGAACGGCTTGGGGATAGCGACCTCTGTAACGACGGCCTCGGGCGCCTCAGCGCTGGTGTCTACCTCCTTGTACCGCACACCCAGTCGCGCTGGGCTGCCGATCTGTCCGGCGAACGGGCAGCCCTTACAGCCAGCGGGGCGCTCGGACTCGAACTTGGCACATGTCGTCGGCCCGGTGGCCTGCTCGCGCCACTGTTCCATCTTCTTCAGCGTGGCGCTCTCGGAATAGCCCGGGTGGTCTTCGCTCCACCGGCGGGCCGTGTCCTCGGGGTCTTCACAGAACGCAGCCACACCGATCAGGGCGTACCACAGGGGCTCGGAGACCTTGTCTTGGTTCTCGGTCGCCCACTGAACCTGCTGGCACTTCTCGGCCACGAGGCTGCCAATGGCAGGGGGCATGTCGCTGCGCGCTGCGAGGCTGTCCAGTAGCCCGTTGTTGCGCTTCTTGGTCGGCGTATCGGCCGGGTTAAAGTAGTAGGCCAGCGCCTTTCGCATGGCCGCCACGGTGGTGTCCCCGCCGTCGATCAACACCTCAACGCGTTTGGGGTTGGTGGGGTCCTTGAAGTTGTGGGTTCCCACAGGGCGCAGCACTGCTGATGCGTCGGCTGTCTTCGTCGGGTCGATGTCGAACTTCTGGCCTTCGGCTGCGGCCTTCATGGCCCGGGCCAGCGGGGTCCACTCGTCTCGGTCGAGATCGCGATCCAGTACCCAGTACGTGTGGAGCCCGTTGCCTGACCGGACGATCAGCGGTTTGGGTAGCTTCATCTCTGCGACGAACGCGCCGAGAGCCTTGAGCCCCTGCTTCCATGTGGCAAACGGTTTACCATCGCCGCAGTCCACGTCGATGGTGATGACCTTGGTCGCCAGCACGTTCACGTTGCGGCGGCTGCTACCGTCCTTGAAGCTGGAGATAGCGAAATACGCATCCTGCCCGCGTTGGTCCAACGCCTGCACTTCGCTCACCACCTCGGCCAGATCACCGAGAAATTTGTTCCGCTTACCGGAAAGGGTGAACCTGCAGTATGTCCCTTCGGTGGGCAGGACACGCCGGAGAAAGTCCAGCGTATCCATGTGTCACATCCTACCCATTGTGGGGGAGGGGGTCGCCCTCCCCCGTTCGGCCACACTACGCCTCGATACCTAAAATCTCAAGAAGTGTGTTCAGCCGTCTCTCGCTCGTCCAGTGCTGGGCCCCTTCGGGGGGCCAAGTACCATCTTTCAAAAGTGGAAGGATCTGGCGCAGGGTCTCTTTGACCTTCTTCTCATTGCTCTCCCGGATCGGTCCGCCCTCCACCCACCGGTAGTAGGTGACGCGGGACACCCCGAGCAACTTGCACATATCCTTGATGGTCAGTGCCATCCGCTCGCGAACGAGCTCCACCTTCTCGAAGTCGAGGGGTGGATTAGTCATCATCGTCATCCCCCACCAGCGAGGCGATCTCGTCGGCCAGCGACAGGACGTCGTCCGCCTCCGCGGCCGCCTTCGGTTCGGCCTTGGGCTTGGCAGCAGCCTTCGGCGCCTCGGCCTTGGCGGCACCGAACCCACGCTTGGGTTTCTCCTCGGCCACCGGCTCGGCCACCGGCTCGGGCTCGGGCTCGGCCTTAGGTTCAGCCTTCACCGCTGCCTTGCGCGGCTTGGTCTCCGTCGACGCCACCTCCGGCTGCCGTTCCCCGGTAATGTCCAGTACATTGTCAGCACCGAACAGCGGCTCGACCGCGGCATAGGCATCCTCGTCGAGGAAGCCGGCGAAGCCGAACTTGAGCTTGGGGTAAGACGCGTCAGTGTCGAACCCGATCTTGGTCTTGACGATCTCGGCCGGGATACCACGCATGGAGAGCTCTTTGTGATAGGCGTTGAGCCCCTTCAGCGCCGACGGCGTGACCTGCAGGAGATAGACCGGGCCATCGGGATCGTCAGCTGCCACAACGGCCAAGCGCTTCTGGTCCGTGCAGGCCTTCAGATCCTGCCCCTGCAGCCCCTTCTTGGAACCCCATGCGTTGTGGGGGCAGGTGGCGCAGACGTCGTTCTGCGGGCTCGTCGACTCGGGGTGAGGCTTGGTGCCGTCGAGCGAGTAGCAGTCGGGCGCAGTCGGCTCAGCGTCTTTGTCCCACGCCTTGGCGTAATAGGTCTTCGACAGCTTCGGGTTAGCGCCGACGATCACGACATCCAGCGAGGTGGTGTCCAGCACCGTCTCGGTGCCATCCTCGATGATGCGGAACCGGGCACCCTTGATCGAGATGCGCGGGAACGACGGGCCGGCCGAGATACCGGAGGCGATGCTCTGCGACAGCGCCGACGGCTGGCCGACCTTGGCGGCCAGATGAGCCGGGACTTGGATGTTGGTAGGAACGAGGTTGCTCATGGGAATCCTCCTTAACGAGCAGTGGGTTTGCGGATGTTGACGTCCAACTTGGTGCCGTACCGGATACCCGGCGGGACTTCCTTGTTGGCGTCGATGTAGCCGCGGACGGCTGTCTTGCTGACACGCTTCTCCAGCATGTCGTAGGCCTCCTCCTCGCGGATGAAACGCAGCACGGCGTCCCAGTCCTCGACGTTGGCGAAGTCGGTGGTGGTCAGGAACGCGGTGCCGTGCTCCGACTTGAACGAGGTCAGGCCATCGGCATCCATCTTCGCCTTGAGGAACGCCTCCAGCTTCGCCATGTCAGCCTTGATCTTGTCCACGCGCTCCTTGATCTCGGCCTCCACCGCGGTCTTCTCCTCCCGCAGCTTCATGTACTTCTTGATGACGGCATCGACTGTCACGGTCATACCGCACCTCCGTTCAGGTAGGCACGGACATCCTCAACACGCCACCGACGCGCCTTGGGTCCGATGGAAATAGGTTGAGGCAACCGGCCAGCTTTGACATCTCTCCAAATCGAGGCGCGGCTGCGCCCAGCCATAGCCATAACAATATGGACATCGACGAGCGCACTATCGGGGAGCGTATCGAAGCTCTCTAGCATAGCTTGTCTGGTGTCCGTCATGTAGCCGGGCCGCAGTGCCTTACCGTATTGGTCCTTAAAGATTGGTTTAGCCATCTGTCACTCCGTTGCTTGTTGAATGAGATCGAGTAGCAGGCCTTGCAGTTTCTGCTTGTTCGCCAGCCGGTGGTACATCTTGTATTCCAGATCGGTTGCCTCGATGTGGACCACGTTGCTGACGTGCCGCTTCCCGATACGCTCGACGCGCCCATTCGCCTGCACATACTGCTCGTTGCTGGTAATGGGCCCATACCACACCACGGTCGACGCCGCAGTGAGGGTCAGTCCGTGCGCCATGGTCGCCGGATGGGCGATCAGGACACGCGGGTCTTTGCTGTGCTGGAAGTCGTAGAAGATCTGGTCCCGCTTCTTGGCCGACACGGCGCCGTTGACGACACCCACGCTCCACCGCTTGGACAGTTCACGCTCCAGCATGTTCAGTGTCCCCGTCAGGGGGACGAACACGATCACCTTTTCTCCTGCTTCCTCAATAACTTCCTTCACTGCATTCACCCGTGGTGAGCAGTCGATCTCGAAGTCCTGCCCGTCGTCGGTGTAGGCCACGCCGCAGGCAATCTGTACGAGTTTTTGTACCTTCACCGCCTCGTTCACGGCGCTGATGCTGGTACCCTCAGCCTGCATCTCGATGACCAGTCGCTTCATCATGGTCGTGTAGTGCTTCTTCTGCTCGGGCGTCAGCTCCACCTTCCGGGTCTGGACGACGGTGTCGGGCAGGTCGAAGCACTCGTCCCGGGTATAGCGCACAGCCGGTTGGAGGATGTTCTTCACGATGTCCACGCTCTCCGGGCGGGGCACAAACCTCCACTGGCCGACCTTCATCATGACCTGCTCACGGAAGGCGGTGTAAGTGCGCGTTGCGTAGGGGCTCTCGACCAGCTGCGACAGGGTCCACGCATCGGTAGGGTCGTTGGGCGTCGGGGTCCCGGTCATCAACCACAGACGAGTATCAGGGTTCTGGGCCATCCACTTCTTGAAGTGCTTGTAGCGGCTGGTCGATGGGTTCCGCAGCACGGCCGCCTCGTCGACGATCACGAGGTCGAACATGCCCACCGCCTCGTCGGCGATGATGCTGAAGCCGTCGTGGTTGATGATGTAGAAGTCCGCCTCGGTGTTGAGCAGCTTCTTCCGCTTGGCCGCCGTGCCGTGGAGAACCACATGCTTGCGGTGGAAGAACTGCTTGAAGATGGCGTCACCCCACACCCGCTCCAGCGTGGACAGCGGAGACAGGATCAGAACCTTCTTCACCTTCCCGACACCCATGAGGTAGTCGGCAGCCCAGAGCGCGCTCTGCGTCTTGCCCGTCCCGATCTCGTTCAAAACCAAGCACTTGCGGTGCATAGTTAAGAACGCAGCCGTCATGCGCTGGTGTTCGTACGGGGTGAACTGCCCGGGCCAATCGTAGTAGTGCAAGATGGGTGACGGTGCAGCGATGCCGAGCGCGCGCAGCTTCTCGACGACGCGGACCTTATGCGGGACCACCACGAGTGGCTGCCCACTCAAAGAGATCTGCTTGGCGGTCGTCACGCTGTTCAGCACCCGCTCCGGGTTTTTCAGCTTGAGCGCCAGCGCCTTGGCGCTTGGAATTACGAGCACGGATATACTCCCTGACAGCTTCAATCGTCTCGTCGTCATAGGCGACAAAGCATTTGCCACCCGCTCTCTCGATGTCCCCCATGCACTTCGTCTGAAGGGCCGTGGGCTTCTTGGTCTTGTCGGCCTTGCACTCGATACCCACGAACTGTCCCGCCACGATGGCAACCCGGTCAGGAATGCCAGCTACACCGAACGGACCAGCCTGTGGGCTGTAGTACCAGACCCCCTCCGCCTTGAGCATCTTGTCGAGCCGCGCCTTCACACGGCCTTCCGGCGTGGTAGCCATGCCTACCTCCTCTCTGTATAGTATGTCAACTTTTATTTTGCGTATTCGCAAAAAGATTTACACGGGCACCAGTTGCACAGCCCGCTCGGCTTCGCCGGCCAGTTGTCGTGCTCCAGCGCCCCCTCGATCCGGGTTATCTTGGTGAGGATCTTCTCCCAGATCGGGGCCTCCTGCGCCCGGGTGAACGTCTCGCTGTCTATCTTCATCTCCTTGAGCCAGACGAAGGTGGTCTTGATGCGCTCGACCTGCGGGTAGTGCTTGAACACCTGCACCGCGAACATCTCCAGCTGGTCGAAGTCGGGGCGGCGCTTGCCGGTCTTCCAG